TGGGCGATCCTCCTGAAGATCGGGGGCTTCCATGCGTTCCGCGAAGATCGGGCGGGGCTGAACGAGGTGGCGCATCCGAGTGGGGCTGTCGAGGCGCTCCTGGCGCCCTACCGGGTCTACTGGAGGCCGCCGTGCTAGCGGGCGACCTCCGCGATCGGCTCACCGTGACGACCCCCACGGTCTCGACCGACACCCTGGGCGGGCAGACGACGACCTGGTCGACGCTGACCACGGTCTGGGGCGCGTTCCGCAGCCTGACGGGCCGCGAGGCGATCCAGGCCGGCGCGATGCAGGCGTCGATGACGCACCGCGCGACGATCCGGTACCGCAGCGACGTGACCGTGCGGATGCGCGTCACCCGCGGCACGACCACCTGCGACATCACCGCCGTGCGCGATCCCGACGGCAGGCGCACCTGGCTCGAGCTCGACCTCGTGGAGGTGTTGTGATGGCGGACCTCCGGCGCGCCGAGTGCGTGACGCTCATCGGACTCAAGGAAGCCCAGCGGCAGATCCGCGAGCTCCCCGCCGAGATCCGGAAGCTCGCCTATCCCGTGCTGCGACAAGCCGCCTTGGGGGCCATGCGCGAGGCCCGGGCGAAGGTTCCCGTCCGCGAGCCCGGCCAGGTGCCCGGCTACACGGGCGGCGCGCTGCGCAAGCACATCAAGGGCCGGGCCAGTGCGAAGACCCTCCAGGGGTTCGTGGGCATCGAGCGTGGCGCCGCGATCACCTTGCCCGGCCGCCAGGCGCAGTACGCGAAAGCTCATACCGCGAGCCCGCAGTACTACGGGAAAGACGGCAAGCTCCACCGCCGGCGTTACAAGCGCGTGCTCTCGGCGGAGAGCCACAAGATGATCGCGGCCCAGGGCGGCCGCGTGATCATGCCGACCAAGTACGGCCACCTCGTCGAGTACGGCACCGCGTCGCGCGTTTCAAAGACCGGGCGGCCCGCCGGGCAGATGCCCGCGCGCCCCTTCATGCACCTGGCGATCAAAGGCCAGCAGGCCAGCTTCGAAGCGGGGATGCGCGCGATCGCGCCAGACCTGATCCGGGCCCTCGAGCAGCTCGGCTCCAAGCCGGCCACCGGAGGCGCCTGATGGCCGTGACGACGGGCAAGTCGGCGCTCAGTGCGGTGCACGCGGCCGTCTATGCCGTGCTGAAGAACGACGCCACGCTCACCACCCGCGCGCCGGGAGGCGTGTGGGACCACGTGCCCCAGGATCCCACCTGGCCCTACGTCCGGCTCGGGGGCTTCGTCGAAGACCCGGACGACACCTTCGGCCGACAGGGCCGCAAGGTCTCGTTCGTGGTCCACGCTTGGTCGCAGTATGCCGGCGTCGCCGAGGGCTACACCATCATCGACCGCGTGATTGCGCTCCTGCGCTACACCGCGCTGACCCTGACGGTCTGGCAGCACGGGGATACCCGACACATCACGAGCGAGGTCGACGAGCCGATGCTCGTGGACGACGTGCAGGTGCAGCACGTCTGGGCGGAGTTCGAGGTGCTCGTGAGCGAGGTGCTGCCGTGAGGACGTACTACGAGGTGATCGGGTCGGCGCCGGTCGTGCTCGATGGCCGCAGCGTGTTGCCGGGCGTCATCACCACGGCGGAGCTCGACCCGCCGCTCGAGGCGTTTCTCGTGCGCCTGGGGGCGATTCGGAGTGTGGATCCCCACGTCGAACCCGGCATGATTCTGCCCATCAGCCGCCGCGCCGCGCAAGCCGCCGCCGCGGCCCTCGTATTACCGGCTGACCCCACCGTGGCCGCGGACACGGCCGAGGAGTAGGCGATGAGCCTCCAGGTTCTGAAGAACGCCAAAATCTACCTCGCCCAGTACGACGTGTCGGGCGACTTCAACCAACTTGCGCTCCAGGTGGACACGGACGAACTGGACGTCACCACCTTCGGCCAGACCGCGAAGATCGCCCTCCCGGGCCTCGAGTCCGTCACGCTCACGGGGAAAGTCTTCCGCCAGGCCGACAGCTCAGCCTTCAAGATTGAGGACATCGTGAAGGCCAACCTGGCCGTGGCGAACGTGCCGCTCAGCGTCAGCCCCCTGGGTGGGGCGGCCGGCGACCTCGCCTGGACGTTCAAGGCCCTGACGGCTGCCTACACGCAAGGGCTCGTCGTCGGGCAGATGCCAACGGCGGATCTCGCCGCCTCGATGTCCGGGGCAAGCCTGGTGCGCGGGACGGTGCTTGACACCGGAACCAAGGTCGCCGGGGGGAACGGCACGGCCTACCAACTCGGCGCGCTCGGCACCACGCAACGAATGTATACCGCGCTGCATATTCTGGCGCTGAGTGGCGGCACTTTCACCGCCAAGGTGCAGTCGGACGACGCCGTCGGGATGTCCACCCCGCTCGACCGGATCACGTTCACGGCGGCGACGGTGCCAGGCAGCGAATGGAAAGACGTGGGCCCGCCGGTCACGGACACGTACTGGCGAGCCTCGTGGACGCTCACGGGGGGCTCGGTGACCTTCGCCCTGGTGGCCGGGATTCTGTAACAGGCTCAGATGGAGGAGGGATAGCTCATGGCGCTCACAGTGCTTCGCGACGGGTATCTGGTGCTCAACTCGGTGAACCTGAGCGCCTGGGTGCGATCCATCACGGTCAAGGACGAGGTGGAGGCCCACGACATTACGACGATGGGGGCGACGGCCAAGATTGAGGCTCCGGGCCTCTACCAGCCGGGCCTCTCCGTCACGTTCAAGCAGGACCGGGCCAGCTCCGCCGTCGACCAGACGCTCGCGGCCATCCGCGGCGCGACCGCGGCCGTCGAGGTGCGGGCCTCGTCCGCGTCCGCGTCCGCGACAAACCCCAAGTGGACGGCCACCGTGTTCGCGAAGAGCTACACGCCGATCGGCGGGAACGTGGGCGAGTACGAGGACGTCACGGTCGAATTCGGGATGGCCACGGCCTGGACGCGCGCGACGTCGTAACCATTGGCCGGCCGCGGCCGGCCGACAGGGGGACCAATGGGGATCTTGGGACGGGAGGCGATGCTCGCCGCCACGGCCCTGCCACGCGAAACCGTGGCGGTGCCTGAGCTGGGCGGCGACGTCATCGTGCAGGGGTTGTCCGGCACGGCGCGGGACACGTTCGAAGGGTCGATGTTCAAGCAGCGGGGCAAGACCCGCGAACTGAACATGCAGAACATCCGCGCCAAGCTCGTCGCGCTCTGTGTCGTCGATGAGGCGGGGGCCCGGGTCTTCCGGGACGAGGACGTGCCGGCGCTCGGGCTGATTCGGGCGGACATCCTCGACCGGCTGTTCAGTGTGGCGCAGCGCCTCTCCGGGCTGCGGGAACAGGACATCGACGAGTTGGGAACGCCTTCCGCCTGAACCCGACGCGCCTCTTCGCGTTCCAGCTCGCGGAGGCGCTCGGGGAGGCGGAGGTCGACGGGCTGCTGGCGCGGATGAGCAGCCGGCAGCTCACGGAATGGATGGCGTATTTCGCGGGCAAGAAGCGGGTCGACGACCTCCTGCGCGACGGCAAGGGCAAGCTCGACCCGGCGCTGGCGTGGGACATGGTGTGGGGGACGCCGGACACGGTGGACTCCCGTGAGGACAGCTAGAGCACAGGCGAGGGCGGCGACGTGCACATCCCGGCCGATTTTGCAGGGACCGACCTGGCGCGGATTCTGCAGCCGCAGGCCAGCAGGAGTGTCGCTCATGCTGCCACGCCTCCTCGCCGCCATCGCGATCCTCAGCCTGGCCGTGCCGGCCGCCGCCCAGGTGCACATCGTGCCACCCGCGCCGCCGCCCACGGCCAGCACACAGCTCCTGTGCTGCTCGGGCTGGGACATTCAGGTCATCCGCGGGCTGCCCTCCTCAGAGGTGCCAGGCTTGAGTTACGCGGCCCTGGTGTTGCCGCCGACGTGGCCGCTGGTGACCGTCATCGCCACCCCGAAGCCGGCGACCGGGAATACCTACGGCCTGCTGGTGCCGCCGACCGACGGCGTGATCGAACTCCACACCAGGGACGCGGAAGGCGTGCCGGTCGTCCTGGGCCCGGTGACGATCCAGCGGGCGTCCGTCAGCGTCCCGAACGCGCTTGGGGGCGCGCATGCCGGCACCGTGATCTATGCCGTCTACCAGGGCAATCACCTCGCCGACGGCTTCCGCGTGGCCGTGGGGTCGCCCGCCCAGCCGTATCCCATCGTCACGCCTCCGATGCGCCTCCGCGACATCCGCTAGCGCCCGCCCACGCGGGGGGAGGGCGCTGATGGCCACCATCGGCGCCCTCATCTACAAGCTCGGCCTCGACATTTCAGAGCTCACCACTAACGTCAAGTCGGTCGACAGCAAGCTCTCGTCCCTGGGGGGGATGGCGACGAAGGCGGGCGCCGCCCTCGGCGGCATGCTCGCGATTGGCGGGGTGGCGCAGGCGGTCAGCGCGTACACCGAGTTCACGGGACGCATCGCGGACCTCGCTGCGCAAACCGGGATGTCCACCACGGCGGTCCAGAAGCTGGAGTACGCCGCGACGCAAAGCGGCGGCAGCTTCGATCAGGTTGCTTCGGGCATCACCCAGATGGCCAACCGACTCGTCGGCGGCGACAAGTCCGCCGTCGCCGGCCTCAGGACGATGGGGCTCTCGTTCGAAGACGTTCGGAAAATGGCGCCGGACCAGGCGTTCATGACCATCGCGGACGCCATTGCGAAGGTGCCGAACCCGCTCGAGCAATCCTCGCTAGCGATGGACGTCTTTGGGAAATCTGGCGCCAAGCTCCTGCCGATGATCAAGAACGGCCTGTCCGAGACGGCCGCTGAAGCCGAGAAGCTCGGGCTGGTCCTCAGTGAAGACGCGATCGCGGCCGGGGATGAGTTTGGCGACACGCTCGACAAGCTCAAACTCGTCGGCATGTCACTGATCTCCTCGGTGCTGACGCCGCTCGTGCCGATCTTGTCGCTGGTGGCGAATGCCGTCGTCTGGCTGGCCGACAAGTTGGAACTCGGGCTGAACTTCGTGATCCGCGGCACCATCGCCGTCGCCGCCCAGGCCATGGCCAAGCTCTACGAGTTGGCCGCCGCCGCGTCCGAGCTCGCGCTGAAGTACGCCGGTCCGGTCGCGCGCAGTCTGGGCCTCACGAGCGAGACCGTACAGGGTCTCCGTGCGCAGGCCACGCACTTTAGTGACGTGGCGCGCCGCCAGGCCGATCTCGCGATCTCGGCCGAGAAGGCCGCGCCGGCGACGACACAGCTGGCCGCGGCGATCCGGACCACCGCACCCGCCAGCCAGGACGCCGCCAAGGCTCTCGAGGCGTTCCAGAAGAAGGTGGACGACGCCACGGGGATGTCGGCGTACCAAGGCGCCCTTGAGGCCATGCGGGTGATCGAGGCGGCGGGGAACAAGATCGATCCCGAGAAGTTCATGGAGCTCGCGAAGCAGGTGCGAGCGGGGGTGGATGCCGCCGGACGCCTCGGGATCGCGGTCAGCGACGCGATGGCGCAGGTGGCGACGAGCTTTGTGGAAGCCGGCCCACCCGTCCAAAACTTCCTCGAGGACCTGCTCCGCGTCAACGCCACGATCGAGCGGATGCCGTTCTTCTCCACGAACGTGAAGAACCTCCCCGCCTATCTCCCCCTGCCGAAGGCGCCGGATACGAGTCCGTTCTCCTCGCTCATCGAAAAGGCGATGCAGAAGCCGCTCTTCAGCGGACTCGGTGCGGGGTTCCTTGGGAAGGGGGGCGTCCTCGAGACCCAGTTCAAGAACATTCTCAGCGGGAATGTGGGCGTGGTCTTTAGCGCGGTCGGGCAGCAGTTCGGCACGAATCTCGTCACGAAGTTCGGGCAGACGATCACCACCACCCTGGGCAAGACCATCGGCGGGGCGATCAACAGCCTCCTGCCTGGCGTCGGTGCGCTCCTGGGCCCGCTCGCCACTAAGGTCGGCGGCTGGATCACGGGGATCTTCACGGGCGGCGAGGGCGCCAAGGTCAACGATCTGCGCGACAAGTTCATTGCGGCCGCCGGCGGGCTGGAGGCGTTGAACCAGAAGGCCGTCACCGCCGGCACCTCGCTGGATGCCCTGCTCCGCGCGAACAAGGTCAGCGACTTCGAGGCGGCGGTCGCCGCGCTGAACACCCGGCTCGAGGCGACGGCGAAGATCCAGGGGGAGATCGACGCGCTCCGCCAGCAGCTCGCCGACCGCCAGGTCATGGACTGGGAGAAGGCCCAACAGCTCATCGAGCGGTACGGCGGGACGCTGGGGAACCTCGGCCAAGCCTTTGAAGCGGCCAAGCAGGCGGCGAATTGGCAGACCATCTGGGACGACTGGCAGACGCTCATCGACATGGGGGCCGACGTCGGGGGCGTGCTCGTCTCGATGAAGGACGAGATCGGGGCGCTCGTCGGCCAGTCCATGCGGATCGGCACGGAGATCCCGGCGCAGTTTCGGCCGCTCATCGAGGAACTTCTCCGGACGGGCCAGCTGTTCACCGAGACGGGCACGCAGATCACGGACATCAGCGGACTCACGTTTGGGGCGCCGCTCGTCTCCGAGGTCGACAAGCTCATTACGAAGCTCGACGAGCTCATCCAGGCCCTCCGTGGCCCGCAGGGCGTAGCCGACGCGCTTGCGCAGATTCCCGACCGCCTGCACGTGAAGATTGGGGTGGATTGGGAGGTGCCCGACTTCCCGGCGGGAACGCCTGGCGCCGCGTATCACACAGGAGGGCTGGTGTCGTCGGCCCGCCGGTTCACGGGGGCGACGGCGGTGCCGTGGTCGGCGATGCGGATGCACGCTGGCGGCGAGGTGCCCGCCTGGCTGCAGCCCGGGGAGTATGTGGTCTCCCGCCGCGGCGTGCAGGCCCTGGGCCTGGCCACCTTGGGCGCGCTGAATACCGGTCAACTGCGAGGCGGAGGGCCCGGGCCCGCGGTCTCGCGCGAGGCGAACGCCGAGGCGCTCACCACGGGGCTGCTCGCTGAGATCCAGCGTCTGCCCACGGAACTCGCGGCCAGGCAGTCGAGCACCATTACGCGGTCCCTGCGCGACGCCTTGCTGTTGGCGAAGTAACCATGGCTACCCTCACCCATGTCGTCGAGCTCGAACTCAGCGCCAGCGTCTGGACCGACGTCAGCGCCGACGTGCTCGGCGACATTGTGGCGGACTACGGCATGGCCGGCGGGGGCCCGTTGGACCGCTGCGCGCAGACTGGGCGGCTGCAGCTCGCCCTCCGCAATGACGCCGGGAATTCCGGAGGAAAACAGGGGTACTACTCGCCCGGGCACGCGAACTGCCGGGCGGGCTTCGATGTCGGCATCGGCATCCGATGGCGGGCCACGTCGCCCAGCGCGCGGTCGTTCTTCCGGGGGTGGATCGTGGCGGCCACGCCCGCGCCCGGGGACCGCCGCGATCAGCTGACCTGGGTCATGGCCGTCGATTGGATGGACGAGGCCGCCGCGGTCAACGTCAAGGGGCTCACAACCCAGACCGGCAAGCGCGCGGACCAAATCTTGACAACCCTGCTGACCAGCTTGTCGAAGCAGCCCGTCGCCACGGACTTTTCGACCGGAGACTCGACGTTTGCCTATGCGCTCGACAACGTGCAGGACGAGTCGACGCATCTGCTCAGCACCATCAACGATCTCGTTTGCAGCGAGGGGTCATACATCTACTGCAAGGGCGACGGCACACTGGTCTTCGAATCCCGCACCGACCGCGTCGGCGCGCGTACCCCCATCGCCTCGCTGATGAACGAGATGCTGTCGCTCGCGGGGGGTCGGACGCGGGACGACATCGTCAACGTCGCCTTGCTCACCGTGCATCCGCGCCGCATCGACGCCGCGGCGACGACGGTGCTCTGGTCTCGGAACATCGCCAATGGGGATGCCCCCGTGGAAATCGGCCCCGGGGATACCGCGCCGACGCTCCTGGGCGCCTACGGTGACCCGAACAACGGCCGGCAGCGGTGCGGCGGCACGGACATGGTCACGCCGGTGGCCACGACGGACTACCAGATGTTCGCGAACGCCGACGGCACGGGGACCGACCTGACCGCGAGTCTGTCGGTCACGGCCAGTCTCGGGGGCAACGGGGTCTCGTGGGTGCTCACGAACAACGCCGCGGTGACGGGGTACGTCACGAAACTGCAGTGCCGCGGTCGCGGGATCTACGACAAGGCGGCGACCGTGGTGCGGGTTGAGGACACGGCCAGCGTGACCACCTACGGCGAACGGCCGATCCGCATCGACATGCCGTATCAGGACGACGAGACCGCCGCGGCCGCGTTCGGCAACCTGGTGCTCAACATGTACTCGCGGTCGGGATCCATTCCGCAGCGGATCGGGTTTCTCGCGAACGTCAGCGACCAGCGGATGACCGATGCGCTGGCGGTGGATGTGGGCAGCCAGATCGAGTTGTCGGAGGGCGTGAGCGCGATGGCGGCAATGTGCTGCGTCGCCGGGTGCCGGTATCGCTTCGAGCGCGGCGCGCTCCGCGTGGAGTGGCTGCTCTCGCCGGCGGACACAGCGGAGTACTGGGTGCTCGGCACCTCGGACGACTTGGGCGTGAACACCATCCTGGGGTACGGCTGATGCAACTGTCCTCAGCGCCGGCGATCTTGCGATGTTCAGCCACGAAGGCGGCGCAGACGCTCGCCGCCACGGCCAGACGCCGCGGGCGTGAGCCCTCGGACCATCCGGTGCCGATCCGCGCGTACGTGAATCACGGGCGCTGGCTGGCGGACTGCGTCTGCGGGGCGGGGGTCGCGGTCGATCCGGCGTGGGACCGCGCCTACTGCTACGACTGCCTCCGGATCTTTCGGGTGACCTGGCCGCCAGACCGCAAGCTGGCGTGGATTGAGACGATCCTGGCGGCGCGCCCCCTGGCGCAGCACCAGAACTGGTGGCCGACCGAAAGCGTGGCCCAGTTGGCCCGCGAGAACGGCGAGCACGGGCTCGGAACGATGGAGGTGCCGGATGACGTGGACTAGCGCCCGGGTCGGGACCACGCCCCCACGCGGGAGGAGACCATGAGCTGGACGACGCCGCGGACGTGGGTCTCGGGCGAGACGGTCACCGCGAGCGTGATGAACACCCACGTGCGCGACCAGTTCGACTACGTCAAGAGCTCACCGTCCCTCTCGACGCTCGTGTTGACGGGGGGCGCGGGGGCGGCCTCGCTGACGCTGCCGGCGACTGGACGCTTCTACCCGGACGGCGGGGGCGACACGTATCTCGTGGAATCATCGGCGAACACGCTCTCCCTGGTGGTCGGCGGCACGAGCGTCCTGGGCGCGACGGCCGCGGACCTCACCTTGCTGCAGGACGTGAAGCTGACCGCCACGAAGAAATTCTATTTTGACGGCGGGACCAACACATATGCCGTGGAGTCATCGGCGGATGTCCTCTCGTTGGTGGCGGGCGGAAACGCGAACCTCACCGTGACCGCCACGGGCATCACAATCACGGGGCAGCCGGTGAGCTTCGGCGCCAACGACTCAGCGGGGTCGGGGTATCGGCTCGTCAAGGTGCCCAATGTCTAGAGGATGGGCATGAAGCGCGTTGACGCGGTGATCGTGCAGTACGTGGTCGTGGAGTACGACGACCACCACCGCCCGGTGGCCGAGCAGCTCACGCGGCCCCACAAATGCTTTCGGACCCGGCTCGAGCAGCTGGAGCGGCAGATCGAGGAGCTGGAACGGACGGTCAACCAGGACGCGAGTCACGACGCGGGCGAGGAGCTGACGCATGGCCAACAATCTGAAGCGATCGAATGAAGCGGCGAACACCGAGGCGGATTATGTCGGGGATCTGCTCAACAACGGCTACCTGCGGATCTACGACGGCACCCAGCCGGCGACCGCCGACACGGCGATCACGTCCCAGGTGCTGCTCGCCGAGCTGCGCTTCAACGCCACGGCGTTCGGGGCGCCGTCGAACGGTGTGGTCACGGCGGCCGCGCTGACGAAGGACAGCTCCGCCAACGCCACGGGCACGGCGACCTGGTTCCGGGCGCTCAAGAGTGATGGCACGAGCGTTATCTTCGACGGGTCGGTCGGCACGTCTGGCTGCGACCTGAACCTCAACTCGGTGGCCATCCAGAGCGGCGCCGAGGTCGACGTCACGAGCTTCACCTACACGGCGAACAAGGGCTAGGGCTCCGCCACGCCGGGGCCCGCGTCGGCTCGGTGCCGGAGTTGCTCGGGCGGCGGCGCTAGGGCCTGTGAGGGGAGACATGGCGATCACCGCGCTCTACCGCCTCCGCAGCGGCGAGGTGCTGAAGATTTCGATCAGGGGCCAGGCGTTCGCGGAGCGCGACCCGGCTATCTTCGGCGTCGTCACCGACCCGGTGCTGCCAGACGGGACCGCCGTGCGTCCGACGAACCCGGACGGCACGCTCGGGCCGCTGCGCGTCCTCGGGTTTGCCAAGCACTATATCGGCGTGGGGCAGGACATCCGCAACGCCACGCAGGGCGAGATCGACACTTACGCGGCGGCGGAAGCGCAGGACGAGAAGGTGCTAGACGCGGCGCGAGTCGCGCACCTGTTCGAGACACACCCGCAGTGGCGCAAGGCATTCACCGCGCTGGTCCGCCGCATCGTGGACGTGACGAACGATGAGAAGGCCCAGATCAACGCGCTCCGACAGGCGCTGCTCGACGCCACCTCCCTGGCGGACCTCAAGGCCCGCGTCACCGACACGACCGAGGTCTTGCCCACGCCCACCGTCGAGCAAGCGCTCGCGGCGCTCAAGGCCGACATCAGCCCGGAGGATTAGCGTGGGGCAGACGCGCCAACGGTATCCGGTTGTAGAGGTGGCGGTCGCCACGCACGGGTTCCCCGTGGGCGCGGAAGGCGCGGAGCGCCGGCAGGAGGGCGACATCGTGGAGGCGCGTCCGCCCTCGCCGGGGATCGGGTTCATGGAAATGTCGCGGTTCCTCTGGCTGCGCGTGGAGGGCCTGGAGGACGCGCTCGTTGCAAAGTTCTGCGCGGGCGTGGTCGATGGCGCGGAGCGGTTTGACAAGCGGCGGTATCAGATCCCGCTCGCGCGGCTCGCCGCCGTGGTGCCAGGCTTCGACCCCGCGCTGGCTCGGGATCCGTCGCTCGTCTATCAGCCCTTCCTCGTGGTGGACGAGGAGAGCGGGCACTACCTCACGGCCGGTGCACCGCTGGCCGCGCAGGGCCTCATCTACGACACCGTGACCGGGGAGTATCTCTGATGCCGTCCTCACGGTGCGTGCCGACGACCCCCTCCCGCTGGACCGGGAGTGCGTTCAACCCGGACCGGGTGAACACCCTCGGCGCGACCGGCTACGACTACAGCTCGCTCGCGACGTGGGAAGGCGACACGGACGGGATGGATCTCACGGCGACCAACGCGGGTCTGGGGACGCCGTGCTGTCCGGTGATTGAAGCCTACGAGTCCTTTACGGCATCAGCGCTCTACATCATTGGCGCGACCACGAGCAGCACCTATTACCGCGTGCTGCGGGCCGCGAGCGGCGTGCGGCATCTGGGGAATCCTTCGGCGGGCGTTGTCGCGAGTCAGGCGAACAGCGCGAACACGTATGTGTTCCAGCCCGGAGAGGCTTACTTTAAGACGGAGGATCTGCGGGTCGAATTGGCCGCTGACACCACGTCAACCGTCACGGCGCTTCCCTCGGGCGGCAACAATGCCGCCGTGGTCGGCGTGCTGTGTACCGCGTCCAACGCCGGGTCTGGGACGGCGCTCGCCATTAGCACCGGGAACTCCACTGCCGGAGTCGTGCGGAATTGCATCGCGCACAGTAGCGAGGGCGCGGGGTTCACGGGCGCTGGCGCCAACATCTACCTCGACAACTGCACGGCCGCGAACAACGGCGGCTTGGGCTTCGATGGCGGCACGACGGGCGCCGTCTACCGCAACTGCATCGGCTGGAACAACACGGGCGGCGACTTCGACAACGTGTCACAGAGCGGCACCGACTACAACTTCAGCAAGGACGCGACCGCGCCCGGCACGACCACCTGGACGGGGCAGACCGCCGATCCCTTTGTGGACTCCGCGAATGACGACTACCGGCTGGCGGTCGGGGCCGCGCCTATTGATCTCGGGCAAGACCTGAGCGCCACGTTCGATGACGACGTGGCCTTCACCACGCGGCCCGCGGGCAGCACTTGGGATCTTGGGGCGCACGAGTATCCCTGGCAGATCGCCAGGCCAGACTCGACGGTGCTGGCGGGGAGCTGGACGGCCACGGGCGCGGCCACGCTGCACGCGGCGACGAACGATCAGAGCGATGCGTCCTACGCGACGGCGGGATCCGGGGTCGACGACCGCATGACACTGGGATTTGACACCGGCATCATCGCGCCGGAGGCGGGGACGGTCACGCTGTTTGTGCGGCTGCGCCGCCACTAGAGGGAACGACGCTATGGCAGACAATCTCGGCTACACGCCAGGAACGGGCGCAACGATCGCGTCGGAGGACGCCTCGGCCGTCCATTACCAGAAGATGAAACTCGCGGTGGGCAAAGCCGCCAGCACCGCCATGCTCGGGCATCTGGAGGACGACGCGCACGCCTCCGGGGACGCCGGGATGCTGGCGCTGGCCGTGCGGGACGATGATGGCGGCGCGGCCACGGCGGGATCGGATGGCGACTACGCCGCGCTCGCGGTGGACGCCGAGGGCAAGCAGTGGGTGAGGCCCGCGCCGAAGACCGTGCGGATCGCCGTCACCCCGACCATCGATACCGCCGCCTACGCCTCGGGCGACTGCATTGGCGGCCTGATGGACTTCGCCAACGCGGTGCGCGTGGCCGGGGGCAGCGGCATCATTCAGAGCATCCTTGTCCTCGACAAGACGCAGGCGCAGCGGGCCGCGATGGATCTGCTGTTTTTCGACCGATCCGTCACCGTGGCCGGAAACAACGTCGCGGTCGCGATGTCGGACGCGGACATGGCGAACTGTCTCGGCGTCGTCGCCATCGGGCCGTACAACACCGCGTGGCCGGGCACGCCACTCAACTCGTTCTCGACGCTGATCAATGTGGGCCTTCCGATCGTCTGCAATGGCACGAGCCTCTACTGCCAGGCGGTCGTGCGGGCCACGCCGACATATACCAGCGCATCCGACCTCGTATTCATCATCACGATCTTGCAGGATTAGCGATATGTCGTACGTGTCCCAGGCGCTGCCGTACACGACCGTGTCCGCTGGCACGCGGGCGACGGGCACCGCGACGACGGCGATCACGATCACCGTCGGCGGCACAATGGCGATCGGGGATCTGGTCGTGGCCGTGATCTATTCGTCCATGGACCCCGGCGCGTTCAAGGACGCGGGCGAGGGCTGGCTCCGGCTCGGCTACGGGTGGGACGCCTCGAATACGTACGGGCTCTCGGTGTGGGGGGGATTTCTGCGGCGCACGTCGGGCGTACTGGGCCTGACGGCGGCATCATCGGGCAACTACTGCTCGCAGTGTTACGCGTACCGTCCGGTCAATGCGGGGCTGCGCTTCGCGCTCAGCGAAGCGGTCGATGATCGAGACTGGTACAACGCCACGGCGGACTCGCGGGTGCAATCGTGGAATCCGATGCGTGGCCCGGGCCTCGCAATCCTGAACGCGCAGGGCATCACCCTTCTCGCGGCCGGCTGCACGAACAACGCCTCGGTGCTGCCCACGGCGTCAGCCCCGACCGGATGGACAGAGCGGTTTGACACCGGCACAACCGCCGCCCCGTCGTTCAACATCTGGCTCGGGGACCGCAACATCGGCACGCCTGGCGCACCGGACCAGCACGCCACCGTCACGAACGCGAGCTTCTGGTCGAACACGAGCGCCAGAACGAAGCGCGCCGGCATCCGGGTGTTTATCCCGATTGTCGGCTACGCGGCGGCACGCCGGGGGCGCTATGGGGCGGCGCGGCGGATCGCGAGCTAACCGATGAGTCTGCTCACCCTGCTCCAATCGGTGTCTGCACCCGCCGCCATCACCGGCACGGCGGCAGTGACGGCCGCGACGCCAAGCGTCGCGGCGAGCGGCGCGCAGCGGTTCGTGGCGACGGTCGCCGCGGCGCCTGCGCTTCCGGCCGTCGCGGGGCAGGCGCTGGAGCGGTTCAACGGCACCGGCGGGGCGTCGCCGCCCAACGCGGCGGTGTCCGTCGCGGCCCTCCTGAACGTCGAGCAGACGATCGAGGTGCGGCAGGCCGGCACCCTGCTCTTCAGCAAGACCACGCTCGCGCCGGCGGCCTTCACGGACGCGTCGTTCGCCCTCTCCACAGCCGAACGCAATCAGATCACCTCGTGGGCCGATGTGCAGGTGTCGGTGGTCTCCGACACCCAGGCCGACATCGCGGAGATCTGGTTCCGCGCGCCGGCGCAGTTCAATCACACCGGCACGGGAGCGGTGACGGCGGCCGCGGCGGCGGTGGCGGCGACCGGGTCGGCGTCGGCGAATCGAGTGGGCACGGCGGCGGTCACGGCCGCGCCCCCGAGTGTGGCGGGGACAGGCGCCCTGCGGCACACCGGCACGGGAGCGGTGACGGCGGCCCTGGCGGCGGTGGCGGCGACCGGGTCGGCGTCGGCGAATCGAGTAGGCACGGCGGCGGTCACGGCCGCGCCCCCGAGTGTGGCGGGCGCGGGCGCCCTGCGGCACAGCGGCACGGCGGGCCTGGCGCCGCTGAGTCCCAGCGTTCTGGCCGCCGGCCTCGAGCGGTTCACCGGCGCGGCCGCCATCACGGCAGAACCGGCGAGCGTCACCGGGGGCCAGTGGATCGAGCCGGTGGCCATCCAGCTCGCTGAGGTGCGCGTGAGCGCCGCGATCGTCGCCCAGCCGGTGGCGACGGCCGCCGGCGTGCTGATCGACGACCTGGGCGCGACGGCCGCGACCCTCGCCCAGCCGGTGGCGACGGGGGCCTCCCTGGGCGGCGTCGCCGCAAGTGCCTCGGTCGCTCATGACCTCCATGTTTCACCCCTCGGGAGAGCCGCATGACCACTGTCGACACCCAACTCGAACGCACCACCACGCGGCTGCTGCTGACGCTGACTGATGTCGACGGCGTGACCGCCCTGACGAATCTGTCGAGCGTCCTGACGACGTTCGCGCTGACGCTCTTCGACCAGGCCACCGGCCAGATCATCAACACGCGCCAGGGGCAGTCGGTGAAGAACGCCAACGGGTTCTCGGTCTACGACACCCTGCAGACCGATCCCGTGACGGGGCAGACCTACAACGTCTTGGGCCGGCTCGACCCCGCGGACAACGCGATTGTGGGGACGGGGGCGATCGAGACGCACATCGCCGAGTTCACCTGGACGTGGGGATCGCCCCTGAAAACGGGCGGCGGCGATGTCGCGATTCCCGTCCGCAACCGCACGAAGGTCGTCGCCTAGGAGGCTCTGTGCACCAGTTTGTCAGCAGCGAGGAGTTCGCCCACTTCCGCGACGACATCAAAGAGATGCGGCGGGCGCTCGAGAAACAGATCGAGGTGGGCTTCGGCGGCATCAATGCCCGCCTCGACAGCCTGAACGGGCGCACGCGATCCGCCGAGCAGACGATCGCGGTGGTGGAACGCCGCCTCCAGGCGATCGAGAGCGATGACCGCTCGATCGAAGCCGTCGTCACCGACATCAAGACGCATGGCTGCGCGCAACTCGAGACGCACGAGACGGTCCTGCGTGAGCTCGGGTGGTCGCCGCGGCGCAAGGCCGTGGTGGCCGGCGGGCTCATGGGCGCCGGGGCGATGTTCTGGCCGGCGATCCAGAAGATCGCGGAGGCGGTGCACGCCTTCGTCGAGCGGATGCCACGATGACCGACCATCTTGACCCGCATCGCCTCGTGCGACTCAGGGGCTGCCACCCGGAGCTACAGGCCCGCGTCAAGGCGCTGATTGCAACGCTCGCCGCGCAGGGCCTCGAGCTCGTGCTGACGCAGGGCGTGCGCAGTGTGGCCCAGCAACAGGCGCTCTACGCCCAGGGGCGCTACAAGCCCGGCAAGATCGTGACGAATTGCGACGGCGTCGTGAAAGTCTCGAATCATCAACCAAAGGCCGACGGCTACGGCTACGCCGTCGATGTCGCGTGGCGCACGGCCTCGGGCGTCATTACGTGGGAGGGGCCGTGGGAGACGCTCGGGCAGGCGGCGGAGGCACAGCGGCTCATCTGGGGCGGCCACTTCAGAGTCATCAAGGACGGGAAGCTGGTGTCGTGGCCAGATCTGCCGCACCTCGAGCTCCCTTCGTCCTTTGCTGCCCCTTCTGCGCGGAAAGCGTGATGGTCGAGATCGATCGGGTGCTCAGGCGCGGCTTCTGTGAGGTCTGCGGCCGGCTGTTTCCCTTGGAGCGTGGCCAATGAGCCTGCCGCCGTATGACGAGTCGCTGGTGCTCGCGACCTGTGAGAAGACCCGCGCGCTCTACCGCGAGGCCGGGCGGGAGCCGGATGACGCCTACCCGGTGTGGCCGGTGCGGACGCAGCGCGACGCAGATGCCGGCCTACCCTACGCCACGAGCGAGCAGAAGCACCTCGCGGAATGCCGGGAGGCGCTGGGCCTGCCGGGCCCGCCGGTCGTGCCGATCGCGCCCTTCTCGGTGCGCGGGCGGTTCCTGTACAGCGGCGACGTGCCCTTTAGGTGGAAGGCCATCACGGCATTCGCGCTGCCCGCGCTGATCGCCGAAGGCCGCGAGGCCGAGGCCCGGGCCTGGATGGCGGCGCGCCACGCGGAGGGGTTCAACCTCTTCCGCGTGCTCGCGATGTGCGCCTGGCTGAACCTCAGCCCCGAGCGCGGGCGCCTGGCGCTCTCGGCGCTCTGCGTGATCGCCGAGGAGCTCGGCGTGGCGCTCGAGGTGGTCGCGCTGGCGGACACCGCCGCCTTCGGCTTCACCGACCGCGACTGCATCGACCAGGTGCGCCAGGTGGGCGCGCTGGTGCGGAGCGCGCTGCCGGGCACCAGTCTGGTCCAAGCGGCCAACGAGCACTGTCACCCGACGCAGATCCCCTGGCTGCACAGCGTCGCGAATGTCGACTACCTCGTGCTGCAACTCCCGTCCGGCGTCATCGGCACGGCGAGCGCCGCCCAGGACGACGAAGCTTTGACGCCGACGGGGGCCTATATCACGCGGCACCTCGACCGCTCGCGCGACCTCTGGAATACGTGCCGCCGCGTGCGAGAGCTCGAAAACGTCTCGCGGGAAACCGGCCGCTACGTCGTCAACGATGAACCGATGGGCGCCGGCGAGGTCGAGGAGCCCGGGCGCCGCTACACCGACCCGGCGATCGCGTTCACCTTCGGCGTGCTCGGGCGAATCTTCGAAGTGGGCTCCACGTTCCACTGTGAGGCGGGGCTGCAGTGTGCCGAGCTCGGCCCCGTGCAGGCCGCCTGCGCCGCGGCGTTCCTGCACGGCGCCACGGTCATCCCCGAGGACCGCGTCCTGACCTTCAAGAACGCCACCTGGGCGGACAGCCCCGTCCAGGCGTTCGACACGACGGCGGCCGTGCGCGTCTACAGCGGCGTCCAGGGCGACGACGGCTGGACGTGCGCCCTCGGGCTCACCGGCGACCCCCGCATCGTCTGGCAAGGCGGCTGGGCACCCGTGGCGAATGTCGCCGCCTATCCCGGCGTCACCCTCTGGCAGATCGCGCATTCCTAGGAGAGCTCATCATGAAACGTCTGATCCTCGTCGCCCTCGTCTTCGGCCTGCTCGGCCTGGTCGCCTCAGCGGCCTCGGCGCAAATCGTCAACCCGACAAAGGTCAACTTTACGGCGTCCCCCGACCACGCCACGGTTACGTCCTACGAGGTCGCCTACTTCGTCGGGACCGACACGGCCACTCCGCTGAATCTGACCGACCTTGGCAAGCCAGCGCCAGATACCGTCACCGGGTGCACGGCCCCTGCGCCCTGCATCGAGGCGCCGGCGATCGTGACGCCGCTGCCGAACGGGATCTATGTCGCGCGCGTACGCGCGAAACAGGTGGGCCAAGCCGGAACGCAGTACTCCGTCTGGAGCGACGCCTCGAACACGTTCGAGCGCAGCACGACCGTGGTCCTGCGCCCACCCAATGGGGTGCTGATCAAGAAGTGAGTCGGGGCGGTCAGAGGCGAACAACGGAGGTGGGATGATGCTGACACGTGATTCGGCGATCTGGTGGCTGGGCCTGGCGGCGGCGACGCTCGGCTATCTCATCACGGCGGAGAAGCCCCCGACGGACTGGACCTACATGCAGTGGCTGCAGGCGTCGAGTTTCCTGCTGGCGTGGATCGTGGGCAAGCTCGCGACGTCGCCGCTGGCGGGCGCGCCGAAAGCGGACACGGTGCGCGTGCCGAAGGTGCCGACCTGGCTGGTGGCGGCCGCCCTGGCGCCGGCGCTCGCCGCACTGTCGGTCGCCGGATGTGGGCCAAAGACGAAGCCGACGCTCGTCAAGGTGGACTCGGCTGTCTATCAGTCCCTCAAGGCGCTGCACCAGACCGCCGTGGTCCTCGGCACCAGCCAGGTCATCACGCCGGCGCAGGAGCTCAAGATTCAGGAAGCCATTCTGCCGGTCACGATCTTGGGTGAGCAGGCCACCCGGGTCATCGTCGCGTGGAAGTCGGGCCCGACACCACCCGAGCTGCATCGGCTCGTGCAGGAGATGGGCACGCTCGCTCAAAAGATCATCGCCATCGTGCCGCAAAACGCCGAGGCGAAGGCGGCGCTTCTCGAGCAGGTCGCCATGGTGCAGCAGGCGATCGCCACGGTGCTGCTCATCATGTCCACTCGAGGTGCCGCATGACCGCCGCGGCCATCCTGCTGTGGGCTGAGGTTGGGGCGAAGCTGATCACCGTCCTAGGCGTGCCGGTGGCGAACATCATCCGGCTCTTCAAGGAATCAGGCGGGACCGACGCCGAGGCCGAGGCGCTCCTCGGGCTGTGGGCCAGCCTGACGCAGAGCGTCGAGGCGCGGATCGCCGCGCTGAAGGCGCAGATGGCGGCGGGCGGGTAG